ATAAAACTAAAATTACTTTCTTATCGTGGCAGCCACTATAAATGCAACTATAAAAGATGCTAATGCTAATAGCTATGTCACATTGACAGAAGCTAATACTTACTTTGAAACCGTCCCTGATTCGAGTACTTGGACTAACAAAACAGATGACCAAAAAAATAGAGCATTAATATCTGCTACTAGATGGATTGATAGTTTTGTTTATTACGGAGATAGATGTGATGATGGGCAGGCATTGAAGTTTCCAAGAAATAATTACCAAGTTGATGGTGTTGAATTAGCGTGTTCTACTATTCCAAATAATATTAAATATGCACAGTATGAACTTGCTAGAGCTTTAGCAAATGATACAGAAGCTATGACAGGAAATACAGGAACAGCAGGTAATTTTGAAGAAGTAAAACTAGGTGATATACAAGTTAAATATAATACCGATAGTCAGGGTACTGGTTCTGTTAATAATATTCTTGATGTCTACCCTTGGTTACAAAGTTATTTAGGTGCATATATACTTGGTGGAGCTGGTAGTTTTCAAATGAGGGTGGTTAGAGGATAATGGCAGGACAACTTGACTCATTATTAAAAAGTGTTGCAAAAGATATAGTTGCAACTTTGGGAGATTCTCTTGATACAACTATTACTTATGTAAAGAAAGGAGTTTCAAGTTATAACGTAGAAACAGGAGAGCAAGTTACTGTAGATACAACTTATTCAGATATAAAAGTACCGATTGAGTTTATTAAGTCTGAAGATGATGAAGGCAAAGAAATTAGACAGGCAAAGCTATATATCACTCCTAATTTAATTGGTGATAATCAAGTTGATTTTGATGATGAGATACAGCTTACATATGCGGGAGAAACAAGAACAGCACAGATTTATGATATTGATACTAGAAAAGGTGGGCAGGTTTATTTGTTTACAGTATTGGTGCGTTTCTGATGGCTAAAGATTTTTTAAAAAGTGATCCTATTGCAGACACAAAAGCTCTTATTCAAAGTGATTTTAATACAGTTATTAGAAAAACTCATGCTAGTTTAACGACAAAAAAACATAGTCCTGTTTATACTGGATTTTTTGCATCAAGTTGGAAAGCTGCAAATACTCCTCCAAAAGCAACACAGAAAGTAAAAGATTATAAACCTTGGTCTGAATTTGCACAAATTGGTAAAAAGAAACCATACAATCCTCCTAGTCTGGTCAAAGCTAGATTTCCTGTTACAAGAGTTTTTAATATAAACAAAGCTGTTTTTATTGGTAATAAAGCTAAATATGCTGCTTACGCTTTAGAAGGAGGTAAGATTCAAAATTTTGTTCAAGGTCGTTTAGCTCAGATAATACGAGATAATATGAAGGAGAAAAAAGGTAAGTTATTCTTGTTAGGAGCAAAAGAACAAACAGCAGGTTTTGGTAGTGCAAAATCTAGCATTGGTTACTCTGACGTACTTTAATTATGACTTTAGTAAAAACAAGAGCAGCATTTGAAAAAGCGGTTACAGATGCAATTTCGGACGTAGATCCAACTGTCTCTATGATTTATGACAACGTTACTTTTACAGCTTCGGGTAAAACTAAAAAATATGTAATGATGATGGTCAACTATACTCAATCAACATTACAAAACCAGGGAGCGAGTTCTGATTTTTATTCGGGTGTAATTCAATGTAATATTTACGTTCCAAAAAGTAAGGGTACTAAAGATTTATCTGCTATAGCTGAAAGTGTAATTAATGGATTAACTTCGGTAAATGCTTCTACTTATGTTGATAGTTTTAGCGTAAAACCAAGAGTACAGGATATAAACGGGCCTACAATGCTTGAAATTGAAGATAGAAGTCATTTTGTTGGTGTAATATCTTGTCAATTCTCAGCTAATGCCTAGTATAATAAAGTAGCAATACTTATTTTATGACTAGAGCGATTGAACTTTTGAAAAATAGTTTTGGTGTCAGCCAACTATATCAACATGATGTAATTAAAGATGGGAATATAATTTTCAGTGTTTATTGGCATCCACTTACTATTGCTGAGAGAGAATCTATCTCACAAAAATCAAATACCAATGATCCAAATGATTTTGCATTAGCTTTAATGATTACAAAAGCATTAGACAAAGATGGAGTTAGACTTTTTCAAGATGGTGATAAAGCATCTCTTAGGAGAGAAGTTGAAGCAAATATTTTACAGGAAATACAATTAGCAATGATAGAAGCTGGACAGACTAAGGAGGTAAAAGAGGCTAAAGCCGATTTAAAAAGCTAATAATGATTGGCAATTTATATTTTCATTAGCAAAAGAGCTAGGTAAAACTGTTGCTGAGTTATCAGAAACTTTAACTGTAGAAGAAATGATAGGTTGGGCTGCTTATGCAGAGATAGAGCATGAGGAACTTAAGAAACAACAACAAGAAGCACAAAGGAGTAGTGCTTTAAAAGGCAAAAGAAGGTAATATAGAGAAAATGTTTTAGTTTTTATAACAAGTGGCTAATTATGATGTTTCGATAAGATTAGCTGTTGCAGGTGCAAAAGAATTAGATCGTGTCAATAAAAGAACAGATCAATTAAGAAAATCAATAGATCATATTAATAAAAAAGCACAAGCTGGCACTGCGGGTACTCCTGTTGTAAGAAATTTTAAAAATTTATCACAAGCAGTTACAGATGCTAACGATGCTTTGAATGAAGCAGCAGTAGGCACAAAAGAATTTAATCAGGCAGTAAAAAATCTTGTGCAAGTAGAAAATAAATTTGATAGACAGATGAAGCAAAGAGAAAGAAGGTTACAAATACAAAGATTAGCTGCAAAAGAAGGTATTTCATTTAGTAAGGCAAAAATACTTTTAGCTAAACAAGAAGCTGAAGCAGAAGCAAAATTAGCTGAAGCAAAAATAAAATCTGCTAATGCAGAATCTAAAAAAAGAGCGATGAGTACTATATCTAGTGCAGCTATTGGTGGAGCATTTCCTTTACTGTTTGGGCAGACAGGAGCAGCAGCAGTTGGTGGTGGTATTGGTGGTGCAGCAGGTGGTTTAATTGGAGGTCAGTTTGGTTTTGCTTTATCTATTGTTGGTACGGCGATAGGTTCAGCGATAGATCAAGCAGATAAGTTTAACGCATCATTAGCTAGTCTTGATTTTGCTTTTAAACAAGCTGGCGATTCTTCTGGATTTACAAAAGATAAATTAAATGAACTTAAAACTACTTTAGGCTTAACAAAAGATGAAGCAATGGCAGTTGCTACAGCATTTTCTAGATTTGGAGAGGCAGGTTCTAATGCAGCATTTATTTTTGGTAAAAATCCAAATGTTATGAAAAATTTAGCTGCAATAGTAGATACTAAGTCAGCTATGACAGCAATTTTAGATACAAGTAATGGTTTGACTATTCAGCAACAAATTCAGTTATTACAACAAGGAAAAATATCAAGTTTCGCAGAGTTTCAATTTAAAGTAAATAAAGCAATAATACAACAAAATTTTGCTAGACAAATACAAGAAGCAGGGCAGATAAAAAATGCAGAAAGAGTAAGGTTTGTATTTAGTCAAATAGCTAGGCTTGCATTTTTAATATCTACATTTGGATTTAGTGATATACAAAAGATGTTTCCTGAGTTGTTTTTATCAGGAGCAGAAAGAGCAGAAGATCGTGTGAATAAACTTAGAGAAGCTCTGAAACAATTTGAAGTTGATTTACCAGTGCTTCAAGATTTAATGAAAGATTTTGCTATCGAAATGGAAGGAATGACTTATAGCATACCTATGGCATTAGACAGTGTTCAAGCAGAATTAAGAAAGTTAATGAGTGTAAGTTATATGGTTACAACTACAGCAGATACTATAGGAAGTGCTTTTGGAGAATCATTTAAAGGAATAGTAAAAGGATCAATGACAGCACAAGACGCATTAAGAAATTTATTCCAAAGGACAGCAGATGCGTTTTTAGATATGGCAGCACAAATGATTGCAAAACAAATACAAATGAAAATATTAGGAATTGGATTAAACTTTATTGGAGGAGGAGGTCTTGCTCCATCTAGAGGTGCAACCACTGGAGGTACAGATAGATATGGTAGAGATTTTGATGATCCTGAGTTTGGTATGCCATTAGCTGATGGAGGTATAGCTAAAGCTGGTCGTACACATTTAGTTGGAGAAAGAGGTCCAGAATTGTTTACTCCTGGAGTTACAGGTACAGTTATTCCTAACCATGCTCTTGGTGGGTCAACAACTGTAGTAGTAAATGTAGATGCTTCTGGTTCGACTGTTGAAGGAGATGAGGATAGAGGAAGAGAACTTGGTCGTCTTATATCAGTAGCGGTACAATCTGAATTAGTACAACAGAAAAGACCTGGAGGTTTACTTGCATAATGGCTACTTTCCCATCTATTAATCCTACTTATGGATTACAAAAAAGATCAGCACCAAATGTTAGAACAGTTCGTTTTGCCGATGGTTATGAACATCGCATAATGTTCGGCCTTGCTCAACATCAAAACCCAAAAGTATTTAATTTAACTTTTAATGTTTCAGAAACAGATGCAGATACTATAGAAACATTTTTAGATGCAAGAGCAAGCGAACCTAATGGAAGTTTTGATTTTACACCCCCAGGAGAGGCTAGTTCATCTAAGTTTGTATGTGAGTCATGGTCTAAATCAATTCCATATTTAAACAGGGCAACAATACAGACAACATTTAGAGAGGTATTTGAACCATGACAACTGTTTGGTCTGTTGGTGCTAGTTTATCTCTTAATACAATAGTTGCTCCTACTACTGATAAAAGATTAGCTGGAATGTTTTTTAAGG